GTTTAAGAAAGTTTATTTTGATCCAGCGTTAAATCGTGAGACAGCTATTTACGTTCCGGCAGAAGATGTAGTTGTTCCGTACGGCGCGTCCTCTCTCCAAACGGCAGAGCGTGTTACACATGTGATGCGTAAGACAGAGAATGAGTTAAAGAAGTTGCAGGTTGCAGGGTTCTATTTAGATGTGGACTTAGGTGACCCTACTAATTCTATTGAAGAAGTAGAGAAGAAGATTGCAGAGAAGTTAGGCTTTAGAGCTACGACTGACGACAGATATAAGATACTTGAGATGCACGTTGAGCTTGATCTACCGGGCTTTGAAGATGAGAACGGTATAGCATTGCCTTACGTAGTAACAATAGAGAAATCAACACAGACTATATTAGCTATTCGTCGTAACTACAAGCCAGATGACAAGCTCAAACAAAAACGCAACCACTTCGTTCACTATGGGTACATACCGGGGTTCGGCTTCTACTGCTTCGGCCTCATTCATCTTGTGGGAGCTTTTGCGAAGTCCGGCACCTCAATTTTGCGTCAACTCGTCGATGCAGGGACCCTCTCGAACCTTCCGGGTGGACTTAAAGCTCGCGGGATGAGAATTAAAGGTGACGATACTCCTATCGCGCCGGGTGAGTTTAGAGATGTAGATATTCCAAGTGGTGCTGTTAAAGACAACATCATGATGCTTCCATACAAGGAGCCAAGTGCAGTATTAGCCCAATTGATGAATCAAATCATCGAAGACGGACGTCGTTTTGCCAGTGCAGCGGATATGAAAGTATCTGACATGTCTGCACAATCTCCAGTAGGCACTACACTGGCTATTTTAGAAAGAACCCTGAAAGTTATGTCAGCGGTTCAAGCGCGTATTCACTACGCTATGCACGAAGAGTTCCGTCTATTGAAAGATATAGTGCGTGACTTTGCTCCAGAAGAATATTCATACGACCCAGATGTAGGTAGTAAATCAGCAAAACAAAGTGATTACGACATGTGTGATGTTATACCTGTCTCTGATCCTAATGCTGCAACTATGTCTCAAAAGGTTGTTCAGTACCAAGCGGTGTTCCAACTAGCACAAACAGCACCACAGTTATACGACATGCCACTTCTACATCGTCAGATGATTGAGGTATTAGGTGTTAGAAACGCAGCTAAGTTAGTACCGATGAATGAAGATAGACGTCCACGCGACCCTGTTACAGAAAACATCGACATACTAAAAGGTAAACCAGCTAAAGCGTTTGTATTCCAAGACCATCAAGCTCACATTTCTGTACACATGGCAGCGATGCAAGACCCGAAGATACAGTCAGTCGTAGGGCAAGACCCACAATCAGCACAAACAATGATGGCAGCAATGCACGCTCACATCAACGAGCATGTCGGGTACGAGTATAAGAAACAAATTGAAGCCGCTATCGGTATGGAGATTCCTGACTTTGAGGATGATGATGACCAGCAAATACCGAAGGAAATGGAAAACCGTATCGCACAGATGGCGGCACAAGCGTCGCAGCAGATACTACAACAGCATCAACAAGAAGCTCAACAGCAGCAAGCTCAGCAGCAGATGCAAGACCCTATCATTCAGATGCAAATGCAAGAATTGCAGATCAAACAAGCGGAAGTTCAGCGCAAGATTGCAAAAGATCAACTCGATGCGGCTGCAAAAGACAAGCAGATGCAGATTGAAATGGAGCGAATTAATGCGCAGAAAGAGATTGCTGGGGCGAATATGGCGATGAAACACAGCTCCGATAAGCAAAGAAATGATACACAAATGGAGATAGAAGGTTTCCGTCAGGGCATGGAAATGAACAGACAACGTACGCAGCAAGCATCTATTAGTAAACCCCCACAAAAAGGAAAGAATAAGTGAACATAATCGAAGCGGCACTTAAAGAGATAAGGGAGCGTCGGACACAGCTATCCAATGCGCTGGCAAACAAAGCAGCCAAGACCTATGACGAGTACCAATTCATTTGCGGCGAGATTCGAGGCCTTACCGCAGTGGAGATTTATCTTGTAGACCTCGCAAAAAACTTGGAGCAAAACGATGACTGAAATAGTAATCGCTACAGACAGCGGTGAAGTTTCGACCCTGCCACAAACAGCGGAAGAAAGAGCAACACAACTGCCTACCCCATCGGGATACCACATTTTGGTGGCAATACCTGAGATTGAAGAGAAGTATGAGAGCGGGTTAATTAAGGCAGATACAACTAAGCATTATGAGGAAGTCCTTAGTACGGTCTTCTTTGTCGTGAAATTGGGTCCAGACGCCTATAAAGGTGAACGGTTTACGTCAGGTCCGTGGTGTAAAGAGGGTGACTTTATCCTTGCACGCCCGAACAGCGGCACTAGATTGAAGATTCATGGACGTGAGTTCCGTCTAATTAATGATGATTCAGTTGAAGGGGTTGTTGACGATCCACGCGGAATTTCACGAGCATAAGGAGGCTATATGCCAGATTTTGATAAAGAAGAGTACAAATTCCCTGACGAGATTGAGTCTAAGGTGTCTATGAAGGACGACGATGAGGAAGAGTTCACCGTAGAGATCGAAGACGATACGCCAGAAGAGGATCGTGGTAAGGAACCCCTCCCTAAAGATATTATTAACTCACTGGAAGCCCCAGAGGACGGCGGTGAGTATCCCGAAGAAGTAGTCACTAAGTTTAAGCAGTATAAGAAAGCTTGGCACGACGAACGTAGGGAGAAGGAAGCAGCTTACCGTGAGCAAGAAGAAGCTCTACGGATGGCACAGAGTATTCTTGAGGAGAATAAGCGCCTTAAGTCTACCCTAGCGTCTGGCGAGCAGGTTTACATCTCTACTATGCAGGATTCTGCTGAAAAAGAAGTTGAGATGGCAAAGCGTGAGTATCGTGAAGCATATGATTCGGGCGACTCTGAGAAGTTAATTGATGCACAGCAAGCCTTAACTAATGCTAGTTTAAAGTTGGATCGCGCAAAAAACTTTAAACCCACTTTACAAGAAGACGAAAATGAGGTACAACTGCCGCAAAGATCGCAAGCTGACAACAAACAGCAAGCTGATCCAAAGTATGCAGCATGGCAGCGTCGTAATTCAAACTGGTTCCAAAAGGACGAGGAGATGACCGAAGCAGCAAAAGGACTGCATATGAAACTGTATCGTGAGTACGGCCCTGAATATATTGGTACTGACGATTATTACGAGCGCATCGACAAAACGATCCGTAAACGGTTTCCGGAGTCCTTCCCTGAAAACAGGGAGCCAGAGCCACAGAAAGCTCAACAAAGAAGTAAGCCTAGTACAGTCGTAGCTTCAGCTAAGCGGAGTACGGCTCCGAAGCAGATTAAGTTGACAGCGACACAAGCGGCGCTGGCGAAAAAATTTAGACTGACACCGGAGCAATATGCTCGTGAAGTACTCAAACTGGAGAATAACAATGGCTAATAACAGACTTACTCGTGAACTTGAATCCCGTAAAGAAGTAGAACGTCCAAAGCAATGGGCGCCTGCTGAGACACTACCAGAACCGGATAAGCAGCCGGGTTTTGCGTATAGATGGATTCGTATTTCGACCTTAGATAAGGCCGATCCCCGCAACTTGTCAGGCAAGCTACGCGAAGGATGGGAACCTGTGAAAGTGTCGGAACAACCAAGATTTCAACTGCTAATTGATCCTAACAGTCGTTTTAAAGACAACGTTGAGATCGGTGGGTTATTGTTGTGCAAGACGCCACAAGAGTTTGTAGATCAACGGAATAAACATTTCGATAATCAGACACAAGCTCAGACGACTGCAATTGACAATAGCTTTATGCGAGAAAGCGATGTACGTATGCCACTCTTTGCGGAGCGCAAATCGTCTACATCGTTTGGTAAAGGTTAATTTAAAACTTTTTTGGAGTAAATTATGGCATATCCTGTTGTAGATGCCCCTTACGGGCTACAGCCGGTCAATTTGATCGGAGGTCAGGTATTTGCGGGTTCTACTCGTGAATATCCAATCACTAATGGTTATTCTACGAACATTTTCTACGGTGATTACGTAGGTTTGTCTCGTGGTGAAATCGTCCGCTTGTCTGTGTCTACTGGCACAGCAGGTAACCAAACCGGCATCTTTTTGGGATGTTCGTTTACCAACCCCGTCACAAAACAAAAGCAATTTCAACAATTCTGGCCTGCATCAACTGCGGCTGGTGATGCAGTAGCTATTGTTTCTGACGACCCTGATGCAGTTTTCAAAGGTGTTGTTTGCTCTGCTACTACTGTTATTGCTTCTGGCGCTCGCGCCATGATCGGTCAAAATTTGGCAATGATCAACAATACAGGTAGTCTCGCATCCGGCAACTCTAGGAACGCAATCTTGGCTCCTACTGATACCCCTGCCACCACTTCTTCCTTGCCCGTTCGCGTGCTTGGTTTAGTGACTGACACGGCTGTTTCGCGTGGTACGGCAACGTATACCAGCATTTCTACTGCTACTGTGACCTGTTCGGCTCTGCCGTTTGCGTTACCGATTGGCACTGATGTTGGTTCGCTGGATTCGAACGGTCAATATATCAGTTCGGGTTCTTTTGTTGATACCGCGGCTTCTGCCGGTGCTACCTCGTTTATCTTGAACCAAGCTCCTGCCACAGCTTTTGGCGCCAGCTCTACGCTTGTGTTTATGCAGTATCCAGAGATTCTGGTCAAGATTAACTTTGGTCAGCATCAGTATTACGCTGGCACCAGCATCGCTTAAGGAGAAACTAAATGGCTATTTCACGCGCACAACTATTAAAAGAACTCTTACCGGGCTTAAATGCTCTGTTTGGTCTTGAATATGCTCGTTACGGCGAAGAGCATAAAGAAATCTACGAAACCGAAACATCGGAACGTAGCTTCGAAGAAGAAACAAAACTGTCAGGCTTCAGCGCTGCACCTGTTAAAAACGAAGGCTCTGCTATTCGTTACGACAATGCACAAGAAGCATGGACAGCACGATACAACCACGAAACAATCGCTTTGGGTTTCTCCTTAACTGAAGAAGCAATCGAAGATAACTTGTATGACTCGTTATCAGCTCGTTACACCAAAGCTTTAGCTCGTGCAATGTCTTACACCAAGCAAGTTAAAGCTGCAAACGTATTGAACAATGGCTTCTCATCGGCTTATACCGGCGGTGACGGCGTATCTTTATTCAATACTGCGCATCCTTTAGTTTCTGGTGGCACCAACGGTAACACTCCATCAACTGCTGCTGACTTGAACGAAACTTCGTTGGAAAACGCTGTTATTCAAATCGCTGCTTGGACTGATGAACGTGGTCTGTTGATCGCTGCTAAGCCTAAGAAATTGATCGTTCCACCAGCGTTACAATTCGTTGCAACTCGTTTGTTAGAGACCGAATTACGTGTCGGTACAACTGATAACGATATCAACGCATTGAAGAACAATGGTTCGATCCCAGAAGGCTACACGATCAATCACTTCTTGACCGACACAAACGGCTGGTATTTAACTACTGACGTTCCAAACGGCATGAAGCATTTTGTTCGTAGCCCACTGGCTAACTCAATGGACGGCGACTTCGATACTGGTAATGTACGTTACAAGTCTCGTGAGCGTTATTCTTTCGGTTGGTCTGATCCGCTTGGTATGTACGGTTCACCCGGTGCAGCCTAAGTAATTGGGAGGGGGCTTCGGCCCCCTTTTTTATGGAGTAGATATGAATATCTTTATACAAAAACAGATTGAATCA